AAAAACACAGGAGAAATTGCAAGTCTATAATCAGTTAAATTTAGGGTCATCGAAAGTTGACCCTAAACTGATAAATACTTGTGAATAGGAGAAATATTAAATGGCAATCTCATCATTAACAAAATTAAGTGTTCCATTAGCAAGCGATCAGAGTGCAACATCTGAAGGCTTATTAATGCCTAAATTACAATATCGTTTTAGAGTAAACTTTATTAACTTTGGCGTCACTGCATCAACCACAGAATTAACAAAACAAGTAATTGATGCTGCAAGACCAAACTTGACGTTTGAAAACATGCCAATTCCAGTTTACAATTCAACTGTACATTTAGCAGGTAAACATACATGGAACCCAATTACAATTACGCTTCGTGAAGATGTAAACAACAGTGTTCAAAAACTAGTTGGCGAACAGCTTCAGAAACAATTTGACTTTATTAACCAAGCAAGTGCTGCATCTGGTATTGATTATAAGTTCCAAACTAACATTGAAATTTTAGATGGTGGTAACGGAGCAGCAGAAGCAGGTGTACTAGAAACTTGGGAAATTTATGGTTGCTACTTAACAGAAGTTAACTACAATTCTTTAGCATATGCAAACAGTGAACCAGTACAAACATCAATTACAATACAGTATGATAATGCTGTACAAACACCAAATGGTGAAGGAGTAGGAGCAGCAGTTCCTAGAACTATTGGAACAAGTACAACTGGTTAATAGCAAATAAGAGATTGCTTTAGAAAAGGGAACTTCGGTTCCCTTTTTTATTATCTACACACTTTACATAAACGATAAATACAGTATGGCATTTAACGGATTTTTTGATAATATAAAAAACTATAATGGTCCTAAAGGTAATTTAGGAGATTATGATCATGCATCTAGAGTATTCCGCTCTAACAATATGCGTCTTGCTCCTAAGCACAAGTTTCTGTATCATGTTGTGTTAAACATAAATCCAGATGTTAAACCAGATACACTTATAGATAATTTTACACAAGAAGATATTCATATTTTGGCAAAAAGTGCTGACTTACCAAAATACAGACCGCAAGTAGAAGTTTTAAATCAATATAATAGAAAAAAACTTTTACAAACAAGAATAGATTATCAGCCAGTTAGAATTGAATTCCATGACGATAATGCAGGGTTGACAACATTGTTATGGGAAGCATATTTTAGATATTATTATGCAGACGGTGATCATCAAAAACAAAGTGCATCAGCAGCCCCAGATATTGCACCAGACGAAAGATATAGAAGAAGTGCATTTGGATCTAACAATACATATTTTACAAACTTTACCCATAGATATGGTTTAGATAAACCAAATAAAATGTATCAGTTTTTTGATTCTATTCAAATTTTTCAATTGCATCCTTTGAATAAAAAATCACATTATACATGCTTTACTTTAGTTAATCCTTTAATAGAAGACTTTTCTCATGATAATGTACAATCTGAAGGTAGCGAATTTTCGACTAATACAATGACAGTTGCATACGAAACAGTTCATTACGAAAGAGGAGAACTATTAGAAGGCGTAGCACCTACATCTTTTGCAGACCCAAGACACTATGATACTAGACCAAGTCCTATACAAGAAGGAGGCAGTAGTTTCGGAACCAGTAGAGTTACAACTACGTCATTTGGCAGTGTTTCACCACAAAAAGGAAGAACTAATTCTATAGAAGCGTTTGCACAAAATTTTATAAAAACAACTGCTTCTAAATTTTTAGGAGATAAGATAAATTTAGATAGATTAGGTTTACAACCTAATGCAAATGCAGGACTTACATCTAGAGGAATAAATCAGTCAGGACAAGGCGGTATTAATTGGGCAGACACAAAATCATCAGGATCAGAACAACGATCTGCAAAACAAAGAACTGATTTGACAGATAATTTACCTGCTAACTCAAGACCTTTTAAGGGCAGTTACAATAATAGAAATGAAAAATTAGTTAATGTAAACGGAAAAACTTATGTTGTACCTAGAGAGGAATCTGCATAATGTCTACATACGAAAACATAACAGTAGTCAATGATAGTAATTTAGACACACGAAGAACTTTTAATTCATTCTTTGATAAATCACTTCATTACAACTCATCAGATATTGATGCAGTAATTGGGTTTTTTGTAAAAAGAGGATTTGAAGAACTTTCTTCTATAAGCATAGCATCAGTTATACTTTCACAAGCAAAAGCGGACGGAATACCTGTTTTTGATTTATTAGATACCTTAAAGGGTTATGACAAGGTACAATTAACAAATTTAGTAGCAGTTATATTAAATAACAGTAGAAGTTCGATAACAAAATTAGGATTTAAGGCAGATATAGATGTAGCAAATAATTTTGAAGCACGGAACGTTGACGGCTTTGATTTTCCATTGTTACCAGAACCCACAGAAGAAACAAGTGGATACATAACTCCGGGATATGTTGCCCCTGGATATGTAGCGTAGGAGAAATAAAATGGCAATTACGTTAAGAACAGTCAAAGGATCGACACTTACATTTGACGAATTAGACGGTAACTTTACCGATCTTAATACTCGTGTTATTGCATTAGAAGGCGGCACACTTGCAAGTCTATCTGATGTTGCAAGTGTAGCACCAAATGTAGGCGAAGTGTTAAAATGGAACGGTGACGAATGGGCACCAGCAGCCGGCGGCGGCACGGATGCAGACACCCTAAATGGGCAAGACGGTTCGTACTATCTAGATTGGGCAAACGTAACAGGTGCTCCGACAATTCCAACAGATATCAATCAGTTAAGCGATGTATCAAGTTTATTGTTTAGCGGTGTATATAACGACTTGACAGGTACTCCTACTATTCCTACAGATATTGCTCAACTTAATGATGCAAGTGATTTGTTATTTGACGGATTATATAGTAGTCTTACTGGCAAGCCTACAATTCCAACAGATATAAACCAATTGACTGACACAGGCGGTCTTTTATTTGATGGCCAATACAGTTCATTAGATGGTACTCCTACAGTTCCGTCAAGTATACAAGATTTAAGTGATGTTGCTGGTGATGCAAGTACATCAGCAGTTTCAGGACAAGTTTTAAAATGGAATGGGTTTGAATGGGCAGCAGCAGACGATGTAACATCAGGAGGAGGCGGCTTAGATGCTAGTACTCTTAACGGACAACCAGGTAGTTATTACATAGATTATACAAATTTTGTAAATGTTCCTAACATTCCTGCAGACGTTAATGACTTAACTGACAACAGTAGTTTACTTTTCAGTGGATCATACAATGATCTAACAGATGCTCCTCCTACCGTTGATATTGCAAATTTTGAATTTTCTGCAAACACAATTGATACAGACGACTCTAGTCAAATTGTAGTTGTTCCTAGTGTAAACTTTCAAAGCGGAATATATGTAGATGATGTTGTAAACTGTGCAGATTTAGAAATTCAAGGCACTGGACCATTTTACCTTAGAGCCGGCAATGATCTTATTTTAGAAGCAACAAATAGAACACAAGTAACTTCTCCGTTAAATTTAAATAATGTTACTACCACAGAAAGAAATGCATTATTAGCAACAGATGGTGATGTAATTTATAACACTAGCACACAAAGTGTAGAAGTGTATGATGGATTAGCATGGGTAGCACTAGGTGCATCAGGCGGCGGCTTGACTAGTATTGTGCAAGATACAAGTCCACAATTGGGTGGCACACTGGATGCTAACCTAAATGACATCGATATGGGCACAAATTTAATTACTGATACAAAAGTAGGACAATGGGACACTGCATTTGGATGGGGAGATCACAGCACAGCAGGATATGTTAGTGCAGCATCTCCAACTGTTACAAACGATATTACTATGGACGGTGCTGTTACAAAACATATTTTTGATGTTGTAGATGACGGACTAAACACAGCATTTACAATAAGTGTCAGTGGAAATAATTGGTTTCCGGTAGCAGAAGATAATCCTGTATTATATCTAAGACGTGGTGAAAGATATGATTTTGCAGTAAATGCAACAGGACATCCATTTGATATTAGAGTAAGCAATGGCGGTGCACAATATAACACAGGTGTGACAGGAAATGGCACTGCTGTAGGAACTGTTAGTTTTACAGTTCCAATGAGTGCTCCTAGCACACTTTACTACCAATGTCAAAACCATTCTGTAATGGGTAACACAATAAACATTATTTAAGGACATACCATGAGTGAAAAAGAATATATTGTAACATTAAACAAAGGTGTAGATCCTGCTAGTTTTGCAGCAGAAATGACACAAAGTACAGGCTCATCTACTGTTCCTAATAGAAGTGTTGATGTTGCAAATGCAAGATTAGCAAGTCAACGTAACACTCACTATGCTTTGTCTGAAGCAGAAGCAGAAGCACTTAAAAATGATTCTAGAGTAATGGATGTAGCAGTGCCACCTGATCAAGATGATACATTACAAATTGGACATTTTGCAACACAAGATGCTAACTGGCAAAAGACAAGTAGCGACACAGGTGATTACACAAACTGGGGGTTGTATCGTTGTCATTTTGCAAATAATCCTTATCCTAACACATTGAACGCAACACCTAATTCTACCGAACCGTTTAGATATAGTTTAGATGGATCAGGTGTAGATGTTGTTATTCAAGACAGTGGATTGCAAATGGATCATCCTGAATTTACAGATGAATTTGGCGGGTATAGAACACAAGCAATTGATTGGTATGATGGATTTAGCGGCGGCGGCACTCAAAGTGTAAATCATTATAGAGATTACAATGGGCATGGCACACACTGTGGAGGTATTGCAGCAGGTAAAACATACGGCTGGGCAAAAGCAGCAGAAATTTATAGCGTAAAGGTTAATGGCTTGGAAGGTTCAGGCGACAGTGGCACTGGTATTAGTGTCACTGATTGTTTTGATGTTATTAAAGAATGGCATAATGCAAAGCCTGTAAGTCCTACTACTGGAAAGAAAAGACCAACTGTTGTAAATATGAGTTGGGGGTATGGTAGAACCTATACAAGCGTAAGTGAAATAAATTATAGAGGGGTATCAGAAACAGGCACAGCAATAGCAACAACTGATCAATGGTACGATTTTGGGCTAGTGCCGAATTTGGTAGGACTTGGCACATACCAAACAAATGTACGTATTGCAAGCGTTGACACAGATGTAGAAGAATTAATTGATGCAGGAGTTCATGTTTGTATTGCAGCAGGAAATAGAGCACATAAAGTAGACGTAAGTGGTGGTTTAGATTATGATAATTTTGCTGTGCTTAGTAGCGGTACAACATACTATCATAGAGGAAGTTCACCATATAGCACACGAGCATTAATGACAGGTAATATAGAAGCAGACATGTATAGCGATACATTAGAAAGATTAAGATCCTCTTCTGAAAAAGGTCCAGGTGTTGATATCTATGCACCAGGTTCAGATATTATGAGTGCTTGTAGTACAACAAATGAATTTACAACAGGCGCTTATCATTTGAACAGTGCTTATAGACAAATGAATATTAGCGGAACTAGTATGGCCGCACCACAAGTTTGTGGTGTAATTGCTACTATACTGCAAGCAAATCCAGGAGCAACACCTGAACAAATTAGAACATATATTCATAATAACGCACAGACTGGAAAACTTTATACTGATGGTACTACAGATAATTACCAAGACACGTCTGGTATCTTAAATGGCCCAAATAGATATCTATTTACACCATTCAACCTATCTATAGTAGGACAAATAGGTAGAACATAATGACCAAATATGCTCAGGGTAAATTCAGGCCAAAAAACCCTGACAAGTATATAGGTGGTAGTATGCCAACTTATAGAAGTAGTTGGGAATTTCACTTTATGAAGTTTTGCGATGAGAATCCAAGTATATACAAGTGGGCCAGTGAAGCAATAAAGATTCCGTATAGAAATCCTTTCACTGGCAAACAAACAATTTATGTTCCTGACTTTTTTATACACTATGTAGATCAAAACGGTAAACAAAAAACAGAATTAATAGAAATTAAGCCTGAAATGCATACATTAAAAGAAAAAACAGGACGTAATAGAAGAAATCAATTGCATTGGGCATTGAATCAAGTAAAATGGGAAGCGGCTAGAAACTATTGTAAATCTAAAGGAATTGCTTTTAGAATCATAACTGAAAAAGATATGTTCCACACAGGGAATAGGCGCTAAATATTATATGAGTAAAAAACTAGAAGATCTTTTAAACTTGCCAGATTCAAAAGAAATAATCAAAGAGCAAGAACGTCGACAAAGAAAAGAAGACAAACAGGCACTTGTACAACAAGAGCAAACTTTTCGTGACATAGAAGAATTTGATAAAATAGCAAGTGCATTACCCGCTGTTAAAGGCCTAGGGGAAATGGCAGATAAAGAATTAAACGAAGTAGCAGATAGAGCTATGCAAGCATACGAAGATCTAATGGATTTAGGTATGAATGTCGAGTCACGTTATTCTGGTAGAGTATTTGAAGTTGCAGGCACAATGCTTAAAACCAACCTAGATGCAAAAACTGCTAAAATTGATAAAAAATTAAAAATGATAGAATTGCAACTTAAGAAGCAAAAACTAGATAGCGATACTGTCGACCATGGATTTACAGAAGGTGACGGCTATGTTGTGACTGATAGAAATAGCCTACTAGAAAAGTTAAAAGGCATGGATAAGGATAAATAATACTAGTAACAGGATCCATTACTATGAAACAATTTAAAGAATATTTAACAGAAGCCAAGAAAACCTATCCTTTTAAAATAGGAGTAGCAGGTGATTTGGCTGATGATTTTGAATCTAAAATGAAAGCGTGTTTAGGAAAATTTGAAGTAGCAAATTGCAGCGCAGGCAAAAAAACACCTATTCAAGAACGTCCATTAGATTTTCCACAACTAGAAAACATGGAAGTAACTTATTGGGAATGTGAATTAGGCTATCCAACTACCACTTTAGTTTTACAAGAATACATTGAAAAATGCTGTTCATGCCAGCCAGGATACGTAATTGTACGCAGTCCAGGAGAAGCACAAGAACAATACCAAGAACAAGTAGAAGAAAAAACATATGAGCCTATGCTAACTAAAAAAGAATTAGAAGGCGAATCTGCACAAGATCAAGTAGGCGAAAAAAGAATAATGGATCTTTTAAAAGAATTAGAAACGGCTCGTAAAGAAAAAGACGAAGGCAATGCTCACAAAGCAGAACCAGTTAAAGAAGAGCCACAAAACACAGAAAGTGTCATAGGAGGTTAATATGGCTGATCAAAAGATGCTGAACATTTTAAAAGGTTTTGACAGCGTTGCAAAGAAAACTTTAAACGAGTCATTTGTTGTAGAATGTCCACCAGATATGACAGAAGCAGAAGGCCCACTAACAATTAATATTTCTGGTGATACAGAATCGATGGCACAAGTAATGCAAGCACTTGCTGGTATTAAAGGCGGATCAATGCGTATCCCGGCAGCAATGGATGATGATCCAAACATTCCAGGTATTGACGATGTACCAGGTGATGTAGATCTTAAAGCAGGAATGTTAGGCACAGCAGCAGGCGGCGCTTTAGGAGCAATGGTTGGAGGACCGATCGGAGCAGCAGGCGGAGCAGCACTAGGTCATGTACTAAGTAAAGATAAAGTGAACGATATCGATTATGACGATCCGGATATTCCTGGTAGAGATGGAGATCCAGATGATCAAGATCTTGCAGCAGGTGCAATTTCAGACTTTGCAAAAGGTGCACTGGCCAAAGGTGCAGAAATTGGACGCAATGTTGGAACAGCAGGTGCAGAAATTGGACGCAATGTTGGAACAGCAGGTTCAGAAATTGGCCGCGCTGCAATGGCCAAAGGTTCAGAACTTGGCCG